TGCAATGGAAAGAGACTTGGCAGCTATCCGCAAGATTGATAAGACAGTGAAAAAGCTGGATGATCTTGGCCCTGAGTTTGCAAGCTTGGTAAATAGCGGAGTGGATGCACAGACTGCTTACTTTGCAGTAAAGGCAAAAGAGCAAGCCAACACCAAACCAAAACCTAAAGATATAGGTGCAATCGGCAGCGGCACTAAAGAAAAGGATTATTATACACCTGATGAAGTGGATCGTTTAACCGACGAAGAAATGAATGATCCAAAAATCAGAGCGAAGGTAAGAAAGTCAATGACTAAATGGAAATAGGAGGAATAACTAAATGAGTTATGCAAATTTTAAGCCTACATTTTGGGCAAAGGAAATTCAGGCAGCATTAGAAGCAAAATGTAAGATTGTGAATGACTGCTGGACAGCATTCGAGGGTGAATGTAAGAAAGGTGAGAAGGTAAAAATCATCGGCTTAGGTGAAGTAACCATTGGAGATTATAACGGTACATTACCTGATCCGGAGGAAATCGCTGATAGTTCTGTGTACATGGATATTGATCAGGCAAAGTTCTTTAACTTCAAGATTGATGATATTGACAAGGCACAAACACGTGAAGGTTTGATGGAAATGTATTTAAAGGAAGTTACCGACAAGATGGCACGAGTACGTGACCGTCATGCTGCTTCTATCGCTACACAAGCAGGTGCTATGTCGGCATCTACAAAGCTGACAACAGCTAAGGAAGCAAAATCGCTGATTGATGCAGGGTTACTGTATTTGCGCGAAAACAACGTAGAAATTGAAGATGAGGTATTTATTGAAATTCCTTATTTCATGTATCAATTTTTCAAGGATAATCTTGTTGATTTGAAAACTAACAATGACGAGCTGATTAAAAAAGGTATCGTTGGTATGTACGATAATTGCATCGTTAAGTATTCAAACAATTTATACAATGATGGCACGGATACATACGCAATGATCCGTACAAAGAAAGGTATTGCGTTTGCTGGAGGCATCGACAAAACAGAAGCTTATCGCCCTGAAAAATCGTTCTCTGATGCGTTAAAAGGCTTGAATACGTTTGCTGCGAAATCAGTGCGACCAAAAGAATTATATGCAATTCGAGTACACAAATAGGAGGTATAAAAAATGAAAACAGAAATTGTAAACACTAAGTTAAAATTTAACGTACCAAAAGAAGTAGGTGCAACCGTAACCTTAACAGCTGATGGTGCAGTGGTTGATTATACAGGCAGCTCCGATGAGCTGATCCTGTTACTGATCGGTGGTGCTGCGGCTACAATCAAAATGGGTGACGGTATCCAAGCTACTAGTGACTTGGCAGTACCTTTTGAAGCTGGCAAGCAGAAAGCGGTTGTTGTGGAATCAGGTAAATACTTATTTCATGCTGGTGAGAATAAAGGAAAGATTGTTATTGAAGGAACCGGTGCAACCGTTCAAGTGATTCAATTACCATAGGGGCTTAAGTGCCCCTTCTTTTTGTAAAGGAGGGTAGGTATGGACTGGAAAACAATTAAATTATTGAGCCTTCAAAAGATGTTTTTAATTACCGGAAACACAATAGTTGAAGATGAAACCACATTGGAATATCTCAATAAGATGTGGGGAGCTGCCAATGAGGCTATGATACGGTTGGCAACGATTGGTAAGACGATTATTAAAAAAACGAGATTGACTTATCTGATGAGCGTATCGTGGTATCAGCAAATAAAATGTATATTAATCTGTTAGAATTAGCACCTGATTTGTTTAATTTAAATACGGCTGCTGTTACGCTCAATGAAGAACCGTTTAGTAAGTTTGAACTTTATGGTAATACATTGATCATGGAACCGGCATTAGGTACTCTGTCAATCATTTATTATGCTTACCCAGCTTTATTAAAACCGGACAGCCCCGACGATACGGAGATACCTTTAGATGTAGATGCTGCTGTGCTGATACCTCTTTATATCGCAAGTGAGCTGTATAAAGATGATGATAACTCACTGGCTACCATGTACCGTAATCAGTTTGAAACTGGCTTAGAAAGTCTAGTGCCTAAACAGCAAACAAATAAAGCGAGGTTTGTACGTCATGGCGCAGTTTAAAGTACCGGCAAGCTCTAAGTTATATACCGTCAATATTGAGCAATTCAAAGGGGTGGACTTCTCTAACAACCCTACCCAAGTGGCTAATGGTCGCAGTCCTGATGCAGTCAATATGATCAGTAATCAGGCAGGGTTTCCGATTAAAACGCAGGGGTACGAGTTAGTTTATGATTTTGGCGCAAGAATCAACGGTATCTATCGCTTGTATGACGGTCAGGAGCATTTACTTATCCATGCAGGTAATAAGCTGTATGAGGGGTTTACAGAGCCTACATTGCTTAGCAATAACATGGCAGATCAAAGATCAATGGGTTTTCAAATGTCGGAGAAGCTATGGCTATTAGATGGCGCTTCATTTAAAGTATTCGGCAAGTTTGAGGATACTTATGCTGTTAAAGATGTTACTGAGATTGCTTATGTGCCGACTACCTCTATTGCTAGGGGGGCAGCTTCCGGAGGGACAAGCTTTGAGAACGTCAATCTATTGCAGCCAAAGAGAAAAATAGTTTCCTTGCGAAAAAGACGAAACAACATTTCAGCTTGATGCGTCAGAGATTACCGAGGTGCTGGAAGTTAAGGTGTTGGATAAGTCGGGTGAGTGGGTTGTAAAAACAGTGGATACGGATTATACCGTTGATTTAGCACTGGGGCAAATCAAGTTTACGACTGCACCTGGTGAAAGCCCTGTACTTGGGCGTGATAACGTCGAAGTCTTATTCAGCAAAACAGTGAATGGTTATACAGATAGGATCAATAAATGTACAACTTATGGTATTTATGGTGTCGGCGGTACGGATAACCGTGTTTTCTTAACTGGAAATTCTGAAATGGCGAATTTTGACTGGTTTTCAGCGGTTGATGATCCATCTTATATCGGCGATCTCAATTACTCTCGCATAGGACAGTCCTCTGCCATTATGGGATACCGTAAGATCGGTGAGTATATGAGTATCCATAAAGAGGACAATGAACAAGACCCGACAGTGTATTTACGCAGCGGTTACTTGGACAACAACAATAATCCGGTATTTAGCGTCAAGCAAGGTGTTGTCGGTGTCGGTGCAGTCAGTAAGTATGCATTTGCTAATTTGCGTGACGATCCGTTGTTTTTATCCAGACAAGGTGTCAATGCAGTAGTGACTAACTCGATCACCGGTACACGATTTGCACAAGATCGCAGTTATTACATCAATGCCAGATTGACGCAGGAGCAATACATGGAAGATGCAGCAGCCATTGAACATAATGGCTTTTATTATCTCAGCATGAATGGTCATGTCTATGTGGCAGATAGCCGGCAGAAAACCTATGAGAAGAATGCAGTCAGTGAATCATATCAGTATGAATGGTACTATTTAGATAATCGTGATGCTCGGTGCTGGTTTGCGAATGATGAAAGCTTTTACTTTGGCAGGACAGATGGTAAGCTGTGTAAATTTAATGATTTAATGTTTGACCTTGACGAGCCAACGAAAGCCTATTGGACGACGCCGTTATTTACTTTTGGTGAGCTGATCCATTATAAGACACTCAAACAGTTTATCCTGATGCTGAACCCTTACTTAAAGAGTTCTGTTGACATATATTACAGGGTAAAATCAGTAGAAAAGCTTGTTAAAAGTCAACAATCAGATATTTTCGATTTCAATAACATTGATTTCGAGAGGTTTACATTTAACACAGATGATGGACCGAGACTAATGGCCACAAATAGAAAAGCAAAAAAATTCATGATGATCCAGTTTCTTTTCAGAAACGAAGAACCTGAAAGTTTTGGCTTTTTACAGTTAGCGTTGAATTACATCATCTTGAATGCAAGATATAAAGGAGGCAGCTAATGTCACTCAATGATTATAAAATAAACACATTTAGTAAGCCTGTTTCCGCATTGGCAGACAGGCCAAGAATCACCGCTGCCGAGCTTAAAGCATGGTTTGACAGCAACAGTACCAATGAGATTAAAACGAGCATCAACAGTCTTATTGACGCTCTTGTTGCATTGACAGGAGCGGATCAGATCGGTGCAAA